TGATAGTCTAGGCATTTATGATAATTCTATCTTTTACATGTTGTGCATTGGCCGGATCCTCTAAAACAAGGTTTTTACTGGGAGTAAGACGATATTTCTGCTCCATTGGATCATTTGGGTACCTCTTTCATTCTTTGTTTGTCTTGGTGTATCGGTCTATGGAACTGGACTGTGCTACTTTATTTTTACCCTTTGTGTGTAGATAAACTAGTGGAGTTAGGATTTTCGGCGTTTGATCGCGTCGTCTCCTGCGCTGCCCTGAGGGGATGTGTTAAGGGAGAGTGGACTTCTATCTGTGAGGAAGTAAATTATTTACAGACGGGTTTATGAAGGCAGTCATCGTTATGTCAGCCTCCCGATCGTACGAGCATCGGGTTAAAGCAAGTGTACTGGGCGCCTGAGAAAACGGGGTTTTCTCGACAGTTGTGTGAACAACTGGGGACTGGAATCCGGAGCGCTAGGCATTCTACTAAAGGAATGCACTGATTGGAGAGTTCAGGATAAAGACAAAATCTCTCGGGGGTAGCGAAACCTCGTTAGGCAGGGCCAAAGTTGCACCCATGAATATAAAAAGTCAGCTATAAGAACACCGCTATGTCGTCCTCAAATTCAGTTAATTCTGGAAGTGCTAATACAATTACTCATGTACTTTGTGCTAACTGTAGTCGGGTTGTTGTTGAATCTGGCCTTTTACATATGGTTGCTTCGTGTCGTGCATGCCAGGCTCGTGAGAGACTCTCACGACGACTTGGCAAGGATGTCTTGTGGATTGGATGTGGAACGAGCGATCGTTCCATGTTGTCAGTGTTGGAGTTAGAACAGCGAAAAGCGAGGAAATCTCAGATGTCACATAGCAATTTGCAGAAGATTTTGCCAGCAGTGCGGGGGAAAATTGTGGCGCAAGCCCCAGATCCAACTCCCCCTACGTTTGATGCAAAACTGCAATTCTTGTTGAACGCAGTCGCATATGTGCGAGACATGATCAAGGAAGATATGCGTCGATCGTGTGCAGAGGAAGTGTTGATGACAACTATTGAAATGTCAAAGGATTTGTTTACTGTGGCGCAAGCTGCGTATGGTAGGTCTCAAGGAGTTCCTCATTCAGAAGTCGGAGAGGTGTCTCCACGATTGGTTGCTGCCAATGTGCGAGTGATATTGGCGGAATTGCAAAAGCTATCTAATGACACGAAGTGGGCGCAGCGAGAAGCTGTGGTTGCCCAGTTGAAAATTGCTCAAGTGACGGCAGGTGTTTTGCAGAAGTGGTGTAATGAAGCTTGGCCTCCTTCGATGGGGGCGAGTGTAGTGAGTGCACTGATGCAGAACCAAATGGATTCGAAACACTCTGTTCCGGCGACGGGACATGGTGACACGGGATTGATTTCCTCGGCCATCAAATTGGGTCGATCTTTGTTTGCAGGTGCGGAGGATTCTCCCTCTAACCCTGTGATTGATGCTTCGACCTTTTCTTTGGTGGATATACCTCGAGAAGTACATCCTTTGAGCATGAAGACAGGAGACGTTCATCCGTCTCAACATAGGAACTTTTCTCAGAAGCGGAGTACAGATGTGTTTGACATAATCGGTAGGTGTCAGACACGTAGCCTAGTGGGTGTAGGTCACTGGGCGACTACCGATGCAGTTGGCGTGGACTTGTACACGCGTGGTCGAGCGACACAAAATTATTTTGGAAATCTGGGATCGGTTGCTCCTGGAATGCCATTTGGGTTCAATAATAACACAGGAACCGCGTTGGTGTACCATACCATGATGAGTTTTTACTCGCAGTTTTTCGAGTACTGGAGAGGATCGTTGATTTTTACAGTTGAAGTTGTTAATACTCATTTTCACAAAGGACAATTGTATATTTGTGTAAATCCAAACTACGGTACGGCTTCTTTTCAGCCACCGGCAACAGCGGTGCAATCGCGGAATTGTTACGCACAGACAATGGATTTGTCGATGTGTAACCAGATCGACTTTGAAGTACCGTTCAATGCCATGATGGATTACTGTGAGACATATCCAGATGCCGCAGCAATGCGGTTGGCATCACCCTCGCGGGTGGTGTCTCAGAGGACTACGCCTTATAGTACAGGCTGTTTTTCTGTATTTGTGCAGAATCCGTTGTCGGCGACAGGAGGTGGAGTTGTATCAGGGACCATTGATGTTAATTTTTATATTCGAGCGGGTCCAGGCTTTGAGATGCGAGTACCTCGCCCTTTGTGGGATGAGGTGAATCTACTTAACGCTTGGCGTTCTGAAGTGCATGATGCTGATCCTCCAGACGTGAAATTGCGAGATGAGATGGCAGGTGAAGATTTGTTGGCAGGGAAAGATGATGAAGTTGGTGTGTTGACTGATTCACCAGCACCTCCGCGTGAGGCCCCGACGGGGCATGCTCCGGCACCAGATAGAGAAGTTGTGGCTCCAGATGTCAATGTGGCCCGAACTACGTACAAGAAGATGACAACTCGTTTGTTTTTGGTGCGAACAGGAATCATTTGGACTACAACGCAGACGTTTGGGACTCAGTTCTTTAGTATAAATGTGGCTGAATTGTTGAACCAGCCAGAACTGTCATTGCTAGCCACACTGCCATACAATAATTATCTGCGTACGCGGGTGAAGTTTGTGTTTAAGCTGAACACAAATCCCACATTTTGTGGCAAGTGTTGGTTGCAGTGGACTGCTCCTGGTTGGACGGGAGACGCCCAGTCAGTGTGGATGCGAGTGGTGAATGCAGAACATATTGTTTCAGCGCCAGTGATGCCTTCCGTGGATACGGAGTTTAGTATCTCGATTCCTTGGGGTCATATGCGGAGAGTTTTTCGAGCGTCATTTGCCAGTACCACAGGAGGTGGTATCGGTGAATTTGATCTGGAAGCAGGAGAACGGTTTGGAAGGATTGTTCTCGTTGTACAAAACCAGCTGCGAACAGGGACAGGTGGGGCTACATCCTTAACAGGGTCGATGTGGGCTCAGTTGGAAGACACGTATATTGGTTTCAAGAAAGCAAGAACTGATATTACGCGAGAAGAAATGATTGATGACAGTGATGATGATATGTTGGACCTTTCGGAAGAGACAGTTGCCCCTTCCGTACAGGTGAAAGCTGCCAACAGACAGACGACACCCGACTGGTCTAATGAAACAGATACAGACAAGAGTAGGGCGTGTGGTGGAGCTCCAATGGAGAAGATTGCCAATCAGAGTTTTGGTTTCATGACTGGGAATCACTGTCATATGAAGGACTTGTTGCGCCGTCCAGCGTATATAAGTTCAGAGACAGCAC